GACGAGTAGCTTCTTTCACTTGCTCTTGTACTGCATTGTCAAAATCAGCTTTGATTTCTTTTACAGCTTCATTAATTTTTTCTACATCTTCTAAATGAATAAGAGATGTTGCAAATGAAGTAGGTAAACCTTTATCTTTAAGGTCACTTTCGACGTCAGATTTAAGTTCACGTAGTTTGAACTCTTTTTCTTTTTCAGCTAACGCTTGCTCACGTTCTTCAATTTCTTTATCACGCTTTTCTTTTTCAGTTAGTTTTGCGTAGCTTTCAGCCTTTTTTCTAGCTTCTTCACGAGCATATTCTAATTCTTGCTGGTGCTTACGCTCACGTTTCTTCAATGCGCTGTCTACTGCTTTACTGATAGCCGAGTCTACTTCATTCTTTGTATAAGTTTCTTGCTTGCTATCGTTATCGTTTTCTGACTCTTTATTATCATTTTCGTTAGTTTTTTCAGAATCGCCTTCGTTTTCTGCAAAAAACTGTAAATTTAATTTCAATAAATCATCTTTATTCATTCTTTATCCTCCTCATAAACGTTAAGTTCTCGAATTTATCGCATAAAAAAAGCACCCCAATCAGTCAATTAAGCCCGATTAGTGTGCTAGATTTATTTTGATAGGAAACAAGTTTCTTAACCCTTATAATTAGTTATTAGTATGTTTATGAGCAGTTTAATGACTTACTTAGGTCAAGTAGCTAACGTATGCTACCAACGAGATAATTGGATCACCATTTTCACGTTACGACTTCTCATGAGTACCACCTCAAATAAAGTTTTTAGGCTCGAATGATTTCTTCTTATCTTTCTTAGGTTTCACTTGTGCTTGGTTACTAGGATTTGTATCATTCAGACGCTTTAACTCATGATGAATATCTTTTAATACATCAATAAGTGCTGTTTGAAATTCATTCATCAGAAGCACCTGATTGTATGGCTTGTTCTAACTTTTTAATCTTGTCGTAATCTGTCATATCGTCAGTTAAAATATCATTTGGATCTTTTGCAAATACTTGTAAAAATTCATCCATAACGTCATCTAGTCTTTTTGAATAGTCCATTTCATCACTCCTAAAAGTTAAATGTACGACTTCCTTTGAGATTTTCTCTATTAACAATCTCTTGTAAAGAATCAGTGTCTATTTCACTTCTTATTTCTATCGTGTTATTTGATTTCTCTAACTGCTCACGAATTAACTTTAATTCGGTAGCAATTTCTTTCAAATATTTCTCTTGTTCAGTCATATCATCACTCCGTGAATTTACTTAGATTATATTTACCTTTACGTTCTTCGAAGAATTTATCACGCCAGTTGCCTACATATGGCACAACTGCACTACGACACCATACATGCATAGGTGGAGCGTTCACCCCCGGTATCATATCTTTAACTTTAAAAACTTTCCCATTCATACTTCTGCATGTTTTAGATGTTCTTTCGTCCATTTTCGCTACAAACTCATACTCTGCATCTTCTCCATGTTGGTCTAACATATGTCGCTTAGATGCTAATGTTTGAACTCTTGCAGTTTCAGTTAATAATAACATTCTAGCATTGTAACTTGTGGACCCTGTATCTTTGCGTAAGTCTTTCACAAACTCATAAGGATGTCTGCCACGTAGTAATACATGGCGTGTGGTCTTTTGTACGTGTCGTCTTACCACGTCCATATCTGACCAAAGTCTTGTACTCCATTTATGCCCTTTAAATGGTGTAAATATGATTGTTTTAACATCATTAATAGACACTTGAAGTGTTTCACCTAGAATGCCTGCTTGTTGCTCTAATGCACGATAATAAGCGCTCTCCATGTAGTTATACATAGATTGTTCTATCTGTGCATAAGCATAAGTCACGATAAGTCCCAACTGTGCTTGTAGTAACTTCTCACGACTAACATACATCTTAGTATTATAAGCTCTTAATTCTGCATTAGCTTTATCACTAAAATCTTTATTCTCAACATATTGTTTCGCTTTCTGTTGGAACATTTGAACATCTACTGCATCAATCTTCTTCTTAGCCTCAATTAATGAAATACCTTCATTAATCGCATATCTTGCATAGAAACGATTGATCTCATCTTCAATATCTTCATTCATCTCATCAACAATACGTTGTATCTCTTGAGCAATCTCATAATCTGATTTGCTTTCTTCATCAATGATTTCCTTTGCTCTATCTTCCCAGTAGGTCATGGACTATCACTCCTTAATATTGGTTTGATTATCCATACCCTCTAAGTTGTACATTCGTTCATCTGATTTTTGTAATTGAGCATCTTCTTCATTCTCGATACGTTCCATTTCTTGTTGTGGGTTATCAATGAACGACACAATTGACATCAATGTTTGTTGACTGACTTGTCCACCAGCTTGTAAGTACATATCCATTTCATCTTTGATTGACTTAGGTATATTGCGTGTGAACGTGAATGTTAAGTCTTGAATAGTATCTTTATCTAACTCACGATTGATACTCATGATTTGACCGATTAACTTGTAACGTCTACGCAAACCTTTTCGGAATAAACCTTCTTTAATTGCAGTACGTTGCTCTAAACCAAATAGCTTATATTTCATTGCTTCACCTGATTGATTGCCACCAAAATTTTCATCAGTCATATCTGGTGTGTTAGTGAACATATGAATGTTACGACTAATTCTATCTTTATAGGCTTCAACACCATTTACATCATATTCCTTATAGATATATTTAGCATCCACATTACCCTCAGTCGTTCTCTCATCCATATTTGTGTATTCAGGTGGAACTAAGTGGAATACATTTGCATCTTTTTGCAATTGAGCTGTATTGCTATCTAATTCCATGTTTCCGATTACAAGTAACATTGCATCATTTAAATCACTCATATAGTTAGCTGTATCTGATTGTGCATTGTCATATAAGTCGATAAGTGGAATAACTTTTTCAAAGTCTCCACGACGCTTTTCATTATTGCTAAACTCTGTGATTGTTACCTTACCAAACGAATGTGGTTCTGGTGGTCTACGTTCTTGTAGTGATAGGTTAGTAGACTTATTAGCATAAAAGAAATTAGTTGCATTAGGTGTAATGATATCTACATTGTAAATATCTGTGTCATCATATTCTCTTGTTGACGTTTGCCAGTATCTCACTGCGATCAAACTATTTTGTTCAATCGTATTATCGTAAATCACAAATGTATGACGTGGATCAGATTTGTATAATCTCACTTCATCATCTTGATTACGAATAATATATTCATAAGCACGTCCAAAGATAGATAAATCTAATCCGATTGAACGGTTATGTGTGTCGATGTCGTTTAGATTATGTAGTCCATTAATCTTCTCTTGTGCATCTTCATCTTCTGACTGAACTTGTATTGCATGACCGAAACAATAACCATTAATAAAGTCTGCGATGTATGATGCGAAGTCATGTGCTGCACGATTATCTGCTAAGTGTCTTTCTCTACGTCTACGATTACGCATGATGTTGTAGTTAAGTCCTTGATAGTAATCGTCAAGCATTTGTAATCTAGGTACTTGCGCCTCTAAATGATGACTAATACATTCACTAATGAAATCATAATCACCTAGTATCTCGCTTAATGTACCGTCGTAACGATATGTTTCTACTGCGTCACGTCTGTATATCTTATCTCGGTGTTGTCGGTACTCTGCATCTCTTTCAAATTCATTTACTTTTAACAAGCGTTATCCCTCCTTATAAGCCCATTGATTTGATTGTGTTAATATTCTTCCTAACATTTGTTTTTGTTTGTTTATGAGGCAAATGGAAACGTTCTAGGCTATATCTAAGTGCATCGAGCAAGTGGTTATTAGCGTCAATTGGTTTGTTGAGCCAATTCCCTTCTTTATCTTGTTCGAATGTGTAAGTATTCAGTTCTTCAATCGTATTTACACAAGTTGGGTGAACATATATCTTAAAGCCTTGTATAAACTGAACACCCTGCATAATTGAGCCTTGCCCTTTGATTGACGGTTTAATATTAGGAATACCTTTACGCTTAATCTCTGCAATTAAACGTTTCTCAGCACTATCTGCAACAATAAGCGCATCTTTATATCCTTTATCTACATACATTTGATATATCTCATCAGTGAGCATTCCTTTTTCATAGTGTTCATCGTATATCCATAATTCTTTGTTTTTCATATCTACAACAGTACTAATTAATGTAGTTGGATCGTGAGTGAAACCAAAGTCACTACCATGTGCTTTTTCTTGTGTCCGTTTAAATACTTTCAACCAGTCGAACTCTTTCACTTCGAAATTATCAAACACAAGTCCTTCAGCTACGCCCCATTCTCCGTCACATACGATTCTTGCACGTCTAGGATTTGTACGATACAAGTCCTCATAACGTGCAATATCGACATCATCAAGCCATTCATTTACTCGATAAGTCGTTGTATATGAAAATGTATTGTTTAGCCTAGTATCTTCATCAAAAAATGTAGGTTTAAGCCAATGACGTTCACTCCAAGGGTTGAATGTAACTGTAATTTGCTTAAAGAAGTTAGGACTGTCAACACTACCACGAATAGATTCAACAACGGTACTAAATTTATCAAACGTTTCTATCTGATAGGCTTCTTCAAACCATGCCCAACATAATATCCCAGTATCAACTGTTATCGATGTAATCTTCAAAGGATCGTCTAAACCACGAAACAATATCTTTTGTCCGGTTGGTTTATAAGTAATCTCTGGTAAACTCTCGTTAAACTTAAATAAGTGGGTTACACCTAACTGGTTTGTAGCCCACTTTAAATCTGTATATGTTGATTGTTTATTTGTATTGCTAAAACGTCTGACTACAAGCAAGTTAGCCCACTCATGTTCCATTAGTCTGTATATAAAGTTGAGTGCAGTTGTCTTTGATTTCTTGCTACCACGACTACCTTTTACTACTCTATAAAAGTTTTTGTTGTGCCAGAATTTGTTGTAGCCACCACCGATTGTTTTTGTAATGCTTAACGTTTTATCAGTCATCGGCTGGCACATCGTTTATAAAGGTTGGTGTGATAACTTCTGCCTCAACTTTGTCAGTCCATAATTTATGATATTTACCTAATAATTCCAGCGCTTTATTTTGGTCGCTTATCTTAGGTGGTTTTTTAACTAACTCAACACTTTCGTCATATACAAGATTATATTTTTCGGTAGAAGGGTTAAGTTTATAATCACCTTTTTTAGTCACGACAGGCTCAATCTCTGCTGTCTCTGCTCTAGCTGTTCTAGTTAAGCGATACAACACTTCTTTGCCACTCATTATTTGTTCATCAAAAAGTTTTTCTTCTACCCCCTTGATGTAGCTTCGTATTTCATCATTCTTCAACATTCTTTGTCCTTGTGAATATGCTGTTTTTTTACTATATCCTGCTCTTATAGCCGATTTAGTAGCGTTACCATAACATTCTGTTCCTGGTATAGCATATGCTTCTGCGAATGTTTTTTGTCGTTTATTTAGTCCGTTCATCTCATATATCACCAACTCTCACGTTATTCACTTTATTTATTTTTTATACGACAAAAACCTACCTGAGTGTTCTCTCAGATAGGTTATATCATTTACCTTTTAGGGATGAGTAAATGAAAAACTAACATTTTAGAAAGGAGTATGTTTTTGAATTGTTCAGCAAAGAATCAAATCATTACATGTAAGTCACCTGATAGAACTTACACTATCATGATAGCGCCTTTCGAAGCGAACTTATATACCTCTCAAGTCCATTTACACATAACCGATTAATTCTGCTAACTTATTAATCATTGCGTTGCGTCGTCTTAATATACTCGATTTACTCGTTCCGAAGTATTCAGCTAAGTCTTCCCACTCATAACAACCAATAGGACATTCCCAGTAACGTTTGTTAATCATATCAAGTGTATCTTCGTCTGCTTCTTCTACCAGCTTATCAACGCCATTCACAATATTACTTAACATCACATATCGTTTGTTACTTAACTTCTTAATTGTCTGACGTTCAATCGGATTACCGGGTAGATTACTTTTCCCAGCACCTACATTCTCTGGTTCGTGATTTTCTAATAATTCATACTCACAAACCTTTAATTCCTTACGATAACGTTCTACATGTTGGATATATTCTTCTAACTTTCTAATATCATGACGTTCAATCGTTATCACTTATGTTCCCCCTTATATTTAATATTGGTCGAAAGGTGTACGTTCTACTTTGATGATTTCTAATGCTTGTTCTTCTGTAAAACCTTGTTGTCTTAAACTTGTTAATCTCTCACGTTGATATTCAGATTTCAATCTGGCCACTTCAAGTATTAAAGGGAAAATTGATTTCAATTCATATATTTGATTCTGAATGTTAGGTTTTTCTCTTTTACTACCGTCAACGTTAAATATATTGTCCATTAAATCAACCTCCATTCTTACTCTTTATACATATCCATACTAGGTACACAATCGGTATTAATACTATCCACCAAGTCATTCAACCACCTCTAAATTAGGTTTGTGTTGTAATACTTTCCCACCCAAAATACGCGCATCTTCTTTAGCTGATCCTAAATTT